AGGGCATCATCCTGAGTATCGCCGCCGTCGTCGTCACCACCGGCTATCCCATAATCCTTCAACTTGGTAATGTCATCGGGGTTGACAACATCAATACCCGTGCCTGCCAAGCTACTCGTATCTAGGGCCTGATTGTAGAAGTCAACAGGACCCTTGGAATACTGGTCGTAGCTAATAGTTTCCGGGTTAAAGAAGGATGGTGGGTTAGTTGCCATTTTTAACTATTGCCTCGTGGTTATCCTTCAACTGAAGGAGCATTTCCAGTAAAGCCGCTTTCCCCTGCAGTTGGCGCAGTTCCGACTCCGATTGTGCCATTACCAGACCCCTGTGGGTCTGTTCCTTCAGGATTTGGAGATACTCCTCCAGCCCCTGCCATATCTTGGGCTGGGCCAGCAGCGGGGCCACCAGCTTCGCCTGTTCCTTGCTGTACATTAGCCTGCATTCCTTGTAACATTTTTGCGTAGAGTTGTGCTTGGTTTGCATCGTTGACTAGGCTGTCAGGGTCTATGTCCTGTGAGATAGCCAGTTCGCGCATCAGGTTTGGTATCTTGATGAACGGAGCCAGCATGGGGTTAGCGACGGTTTGCAACAGGGACGTTAGCCGCTGTGTGCGAACCTCTTTTTGCATCACGGCTGCAACGCCGCGTGGTTTAATTTCTAAGTCGCCTTGGATGTCTTCTGCCTCATCGTTGAACTGCATGTTCCACTGGAAGTAGGCTTCGCCCAAGGGCTTTAAAAGCATGTCGTCAATATTCTTGATGACAGTCTTCATGGACAAGCCAGCAGACCCCATGAGCATGGAGAGGCCAGCGGCGGTTCGCCCAGTTCCGGTTACACCTGTCTGACCGTGCATAATTGACGGTATACCTGTCTCTTCATCAGCAAGCTGACGACTAATCTGGTACATCTGCAGGTTTTCTCCTGCCGTGTTCGGAAACTTCAATCCGTTGATGGCTGTTCCGGTAACACCTGACTGCCTACGGAATATCTTTCCGGGGAAGATGTCCATGTTTTGTCCCGGCACGAGACTAGCTTCATCTACGTCAAAGACGAGGTTGCCTGCAAGGGCGAGGTTGTCAATAGCCATACGAACGTGACCGTTCATTAGCTTCTGAGCATCTTCCATGTTCTCCGCTACACCAACACCCCAGAGTTGGTAGGGGTTCACTTCGTATGGGAAGACTTGGTAGGGGATACGGGCTGGTGTGAAGGGATTTAAGACACAGCGTATAACCATGTTGCCGCAAACCCAGACGTTGACCTGAAGCTCATCGAACTCCGACATGTCTCCGGCACTTTCCAAGCCAACTTCTTCAGCTAGCTTGGCATCCAAGACACCCCAGTATTCCAAGACCTCATAGCGATTGCCTTGGTAGAATGGCTCTGTCTCGTCCTCACGAATAGTGTCCTCGTAGTACTTGTCCTCATAGTTCGGACCTTTAGCTAGGCACTCTTCGATTGCTTCCGAAATAAAGTGTGGTCGTTTTATCAACGCACGAAGCTGTTGACGGTTCATGCGGTGACGCTCTATGACGTACTCGCAGTCATCTATGCTAGTAGCAGAGGGGTCGGGGTGAAAGTCCCATATCGACACCATCTCAATCCGTGGAACGGTCTTCTCATCCGGGTTATAAACCCGTTCTCCCTCTTCGTTACGCTCCCACTTGTGGACCCGCTTGTAAAAGTTGAATGGTCCCTTTACAACGCCAGTTCCCAAGAGGGCTGCTTCGAACACGGAGTTCCGCATCACGTTCACAGCGTTTGTGTCAGTGAGTTGGTCGTGTATAACTTTTTCCATCCGCAGGGCTGCTTCTTGAGCCGGACTAATCTGCGGTTCGCCTATCCGTGCCGGACCCTCTGCTAAGTCTAGTTGTCCATACTTGGACTCTAGGCCACCTAGAAAGTCACCACCGGGTTTCGCTTGCAAGGCACCCGGAGCTAGTTCGCGACCATCTCCTGAGAACCCGTAGGGGTCTTGTTCAGTTGCCTCGTCCAAGGGAGTCTTCATGTGGGCAAACTCCGCAATGCCTTCCGGCACGGGAGTTGATTCCACAACCAAGGGAAACTTCTTGTTTGCGAACAGGATGTCTATGATTTGACCGAACGCAGCAAGAACCTTTGTCTTGGTAATCCGAACAAAGACCTGCGACCGCTCCGAATCACGATACTGAGTTGTAGAATCGTAGATACCCCTGAAGTTTTTGAACGCCTGTAGCCAGCGTTGCTCGTGAGCAAAGCGACCAGTTTCAGCATCCCTAAACTTTGAGGTTACGTACCCTGCAAGACCCGGCATCTGTTCTTCGGGAGATTGTACCGGAATTACCGTGTCATCATCCGGCTGGAGAAAGTTATCTTCAGACATGTAGAGTCCTAGCTAAAGTAGTTTCTGTCTTCTGCCATTGTGTTAAATGAAGCTTCTACAGTAGGCTTTGTTTGTTTCTTGGGCATATCTTCTGTGATTGGGCCTGTCTTTACACGAGTCTGAAACTCAAGACCTTCACGGTATAGTTTTGATGCACCCTCATCTGTATCGACGCTGACTTTATCAGAGTTCATTACATAGGCTGCACCGTAGTTGTAGTTATTGTCTGGCATCTCTGCCTCCTAGTTAACGGAAAGAAAGCCTTGGTCTTGGGCAGGGGCGGCTTGAGGAACCCTGTCCGGTTCTGGAATCATGCCAGAATCTCTTTGTGAAATAGCGCGGTTGCGAAGCTCGTCAATGCGTTTTTGTTCTTCTGTAGCTGCTACATCAAAACCGCTGGCGGTATCTGCTATGTCGGTCATTGAAAACGGGGTTAGTTCACTAGCTCCGCTAAATGCTCCTACAACTTCCTGTGCTACTGCGGGCAATCCTAAATCTGCTGCTTCTGATTTACCAGCTATGTATCCTGATGTTGCCGCAGCAATAGGAAGAACTTTTTTAGCACCGGGAATCTTTTCTATTTTTTCTACTGCCTTGCCAAAGTTCTTAATCAGGTTATCAAAGTCGATGCCATTCCGTTCGAAGAATCCCTTGGTATCAGGAGACAAGTCATCGAAGTTCTTAGGGTCAGGAGAAGCGACGGTAGGCTTAGTGACTTGAGGAACCTCTTCGCGAACCGGAAGGTCGAAGTAGCCTTCATATCCTGCGGTCTGGGTTGTGATACGGGTTTCTGGCATTGGAATCTTGGATTTAATGTCAAACCCTGCTTCCTTGGCAGCGTCCCCCCAGAAACTAGCAAACATATTGGCGTTCTGGCGGTCAACTTCACCGACTGCGCCCGGAAATGCCTGCTGGTAGGTTGTGAGTTCGCCCGTACTGCTCTTACCGGCTGACTTGAGGCTACGACCTTGCAAGAAAGCTAGGCGGTCTTGGTCTACGCCAATTGATTGTCCTACGGTAGCGTGGATGTTACGCAAAAGGGCCGAACCCTTTTTACCTGTAAAGCCAGCAGGGGCTAGTGTATCAAAATATTTACCCGTAGCGGCATCGAAGGCAATGTCTTTTACCTTGACATCCTTTAACAGGTCTGTCATGTCACTAGATGTGACGACTTTGCCGTTTGGTTTAACAAAAAAGTTTTCTTTGTTTCCTGAAGCTAGACTATCCTGTAAAATACTGTCTGCAATAGGGTTCAAGGGGATATTTACAGGGCGACCTTTTGCACCCTTAGTTTCTGCCTCAATGTAGATAGCACCACTATCAGGTTTATATGCAGTTACCTGAAGACCAGCAGCAGCGTTAGGACGAAGGCCAGTATTGAGGTTAAAAATAATTGCTTGGGCAGTAGCTTTGGTATTAGGGTTGTCAAGATACTTAGAAACACCTGCGAACAACTGGCTCATCTTAGCTTTATCTGGGTTGATTGCAACCTCTGATGCAGCTTTAGCAGGTTCGCTACGCCCAAAGATACGATTGTTTAAGTCTGTGTTCGGGGCTTTGTCTGGTAACAGCTTGTATTCGGGTGTGTCAGGACCGACAGATTCTTTCAAGGTTAAACCTACTTGACGAAGGTTTTGCATCGCTGTCTTTACAGTCGATGTGTCTTCTGTGCCTTTAAAAGTCTTGGAAAGAAGGGTAACCCCTTCAGGGTCCTTTTCGAACAGCCGTAAGGCAGAGCCGGGTTCGTCTGCGATACCTTTAAAGAATTGTAATGAAGAAGTAACAAACGCCTTCCCCCGCTTCGACTTTTCAGCGTAAGCTTCAGCAACCTCACGAAGGGTTGCGGTTTTTGGGTCGAGGTCTGCCACGGATTGATTTGCTGCCTTTGGTGTCTTTGCTGTTGTTATGTTCTTAGATGCAGATGCGCCTTTTTCTTGCATCTCCATAGTTTTACCAAACTTTTCTTCGTAGGCATCGAAACTAGCGACATCGAATAAGTCTGGAGACTCTGCAGTCAATGCTCTTGCAATTCCAAAATAAGCATTCTCATTCGCGAGAGGAAACATGTTTGGAAACTGCTTCATAAAAGCGACAGTTTGTTCAGCAGTAAATTTTTTAGGAACTGGTATAGACTTTCCAGCTTTGCCGCCTAAAACGTCAGGGTCCACTGTCTTGAAGCTTTGTAACTCTTTTAACTCTACTCGCAGCGCATCCACCATAGAACTGACAGTTGACTTATTTTTATTTATGTCAGTTGGCTCTGCCATTCCTAATATCCGAACGTAGCATCATAGGGCTGGAAGGCTTGGTCTTTGATGCCCTGCAGTTGTTTGTGTATCGAAGTGTATCCGCTGGTTCGCGTCATAACCATATATCGCAACGCATCGTAGGCATGGTCCTCTGCTCTCGTGTCTACATCTTCACTGTTAGTTTTGGAGAGTGGAATGCCCGATAGCTGTGCAATGATATGCTTACAACTAGAAAAGATTCGCATACGGGGTTCATTAGAGTGGGGGTCGTCAGCAAGCCGCCTGTGTAGTTCCATTTTTCCTTGTAGACGGTTGCGGTCGGATGGAATCCACCTAACCCCGGCCCTCATCATAGTCTCTGCGATAGAGGGACCGAATCCTGTTCTGTTCCAGCATGAAGAGTCTAGGACCGTGTAATGAGGTAACGGGTCCAACTCCTCACACTCTAATATTTTATCAGCCAATTGCTCTGCTGTCAAGTGTTTTACGTAAAGTTCACGATAAACCCAAATATTATTATCCCAATCAATAGCACCCCACAGAACACACGACGGGCTAGAGTAGCCGTAGTCGGCGGCTCGTATGCGGGGCCAGTTCGTGGGAAGCTCAAAATGTTCGACCACATGTCGTACCCTCGAAAACTCCGGGAAGGCCGCTCCCTCTGCCACATCCCAGTCCCCTTCTAGGAGTCGTCTACGCTCGACATCCGGGAGTGACCGAAGCATGGCCTCGTATTGACCATCTGCCATCAGGAAGGGGTTGTCAGTCAACCTCGCTGGGATAAACTTGCGGTAGAATAGGGGTTGACCTGCTTTTGGATGGTTGTCAGGCCATACAAAGGTGCGACCTGTTTCTAAGTCTTTAGCCCCGAACGCCTTATTCTGTTCGTGGGCATCAATGTACATCTTCTTGACCCACCAGCCGCCAACACCACCGGGGTTCGCTGTGCAGCGCATGGTCAGGTTCTTCTGTAGTTCAGGGTCCGTCGAACGAAGACGAGAACGAAGATAGTCCCAGACGTAGCTGCTGGGGTACTGTGTTATTTCATCTATGCCAATCCAGTTAAACGCCTGTCCCTGAAAACGGGTGACATCCTTATCTCTGTCGAGATAGGTGAACCACATGGTTGCACCGGATGGAAAGACCCACGTTGACTTGGACTCTCTAAAGTGTGCGCCGGGAAATGCCTTGGGGTATAGCTGCTTCGACTTGTCGATGAGTTCCGTTAGTTCGTCGAGCGTTCGCCGGAGAAGAAGGCCACGATGGTTGGGATTATGGCAATAGCGTAGGGGGTCAGCAAGTAGAGCAAATGACTTGCCACCGCCAGCGGCCCCACCATAAAGTACATCCTGTTCGGAAGCCGAAAGAAAGTCCTCTTGAGGTCCTTCATTAGGTTTGAAAATGACAGGGGTATCATCTATTAGGTCCGTAACTGCTGGGGGTAATACGTCTAAGTCTGCAGCATCTACCACACGGGTCTTGTTGCCGTTGATGGCATTCTCTATGTTCTTGGCTGCGCTGGTCAGGTCACGAACCTTGCGTCGGTTCCGGGCTGTCTTCACATCCTGCTTGACCTGCTTCTTCTTGGCATTCTTCAGCTTCATCTGTACAGAACGCCGCGCACGTTCCCGGTCACTAATCTTGTGTGTGGTCTTGGGTTCGCCGGGTCTTTTCTTAGGTCTGCCGACCTTGCCTAGGTCTTCGGGGTTCGGGGGGACTAGGACTCTTTTGCGTGGGGCCACGGGCTAGGCTTTTTCTGCACTACTTGCAGCTTTGCGGCCTTTACATGCTGACATCTTCTTCACGCCGCCCTTGGGAGTGCCGTGAGCGTAGCCGCGAACCTTGCCGCCCATTGCTTTGGCTTCTTCGCCTCTCACTTCTTTTATCTGGTCTTTAGTTAGACCAACTTCTATTTCTTTTATTCTGGCAAGTTTAGGTGCTACTGCATCTCGAAAAGAGGTTCCTTCTGGTGGTCCATCTTTCCGTATGCGGTTTACGTCAGCAATCAATGTACGATATTCAGCTAGGTCAGCCATCTATAACTACCTCTTTCTTGGGTGGCAACAGGACAACCCCGTGGATTGCCTGTACGTTGTGGTTCATTGTTTCCTGTTTTGCGATACCAACGCGGTTCAGGATGGATTCTGCTGCCTTCATACGAAGGTCATCACCACGTTCGATGTCAGGAGCCGTTACGAGGCTTGCTAACTTGTTCGCGGCTGACAGGGAGTGGCCTGCTAACATGGTTTTGGTACGCTCTATAATCTCATCGGCTAGGCGTTCCTTTAGCCAGCCCACGGATTTGGGAGAGTAGCCCACGATTTCGGCAGCAACGGACATATTGCCGTTGTTTTCGAACAGGACATCCAAGAACTGCTCCTGTTTCTCTGTTAGGGCAGCTTTTTTATTCGTCTGGGGTAGTAAGTTCATGGGGATTTAGGTTGACAAGCCCTCTGGGGCTGTACACTTCCACTTTATGTTTAGTTCGAACAGGTTCGCACCCGTGGCAAACTCTGCCATTTCATCGACACGCTTCATGCAGTCCACCTTATTGGTGTAGGGGCCTCGTGTGTCGTCTAACTCAACACATTCTTCGGGTGCTGCAACTAGGCATATCAGTAAAATAGCTTCGAACATGGGGTTTTCCTGCGAACCGTTGTCATACCCTTGTATTATGGCGGCTTTTGCAACCGGTGTCAACCTGTTTTCAGCATGGTTTATAGAAAAATAACCAAAAATGAAAAAACCTGTTGACAAATCGTGAATTTGACGCTACCATAGGACCTAGTCCTGCCGGGGTAAACCCCCTATGTACCCTGCAGGGTCCCCTAACGGTTCGCAAAATGGTCCCCGCTGGTTCTCCGGTGGGGTTTTTCTGTTGGGTACCCTAGGGGTTCGCAAAATACCCTGTATGGATAACCCTAAAACTACAAAAAATATGTCGGGTTTGCATAGCAAATGCCGGGGGGGTGGGGTGGCCCTCGCGTACCCGCGCACAGCCAAATATTTTTATAGTTTGGTCACCTCGCCGAAACCCCAAGGCATACTACCGGCAACCCAACCCCGCGAACACACATGAAACCCCGCGAACACCCGCCCGCGCCCGCGCCCGTGATGCTGATTTGTCATGCCGGTTAATATCTGGGGTGGCCTTTCGGTAAAGGGAATATATACAATCCCCGCTAAACCAGCCCAAGGATTAGCCGTGGGATTACCGCCAGTTAACCCGCATTAATATATGCCGGACAAAAAAGAACCCCCACCGAATAGGCAGGGGCAAGTTTCAGGGAGGAATCGTTAAAGGTTTATTCGCTGGTTTCTTTCTTGCGGGTAAGCTGCAGCCGCGCCACCGTTCGCGGGTTATCGGTTCCATAGGCGTAACGGTCAAAGCCAGACATACGCAGATAATCCTTTAAGCTGGTGGCTTGTGATTCTAGGGATTCAACCATTGACAAGATGAAAGCCTGCTCGGTACTGGTCATAACGATTAGCCGTTTTGCTTCGTCATCGGTTAAGTTTTCTTCGGTAATGTTCAGAGTTGATTTAATCATTGGTTCGGTTCCTTTCCGAGAGGTTGAGGCGAGGCAACCGCGCCCCGCCCTATTCTTATAGCCGCTGCCGGACTAGCTGGCAAGCTTATAACGTGCCTTTGAACCCCTGCCGAAAACAGACTCTATTTTATAGCCTTTTCCGCGCAGGGTAGAAATGCCCTGATAAACAGATTGGGAAGTCATGCCGGATTCACGGGCTAGGGTGTTCTTTGTTACCGCATAGGTTCGCGAAGCTAGGCAACGATACAACTTGCCGAGCTTACTACCGGAATGGAATCCCCGCCGCAGCCGGACAGATTGCACCGCCCCGCTGGTTTGTTCCCCATTCCGGTCTTTGTATTCTGCCGCCATGCGCTGTAATAGCTTTTGCCGTTCATCCTGCCGGATGGCTTCTTCTATCCGGGCTTCGATGCTATGCAAGTCGGCTCTTAGTTTTTCTGGTAAATTGAACATGGTTCGGTTCTTTCTGGGCAATGCCCGTTGGTGGTTCAAGTAATAAAGACCGCATATATTATAGAGATTATCAAGAGAACGGTCAGGCTCCGATAAATTACATATAAGGCTTCCATTGTTTATCTTTCATATCACAAAGAAGATTACGAAAAGCAGCAACGATTCAATCATTACGCTGCCACCGATTCCGCCCAAGTCCATGACGGGCTAGCAAGTACAGTCCTAACCATGTCGTTACGGGTTCGCTGGACATTGGCGACGTTCTGGGTTGATTTGCCCGACTGGTAATCCTTGCCGGTTGTTAGGTCAGTCCACCCTTCCTGAGTATGAGTAGACCAGTGGGTCAAGGCATTGTATGCCGCCCACATGGTTTGCCCCAGTTCGCGCTTTTCCTTATCAAACAGGTACAAGATATTATTCATCAGGCGTTCATTGATGGGCTTGGTTTGACCGGCTTCAGCCGCCCTAGTGTTTTTATGGCAAATAGAGTTCGCCAATATCTCGCCGAATTGTTCGTCGGATAACTTGGCACCCGCCCACAGGTTCATCTGGTCGCGCTGGCCTGTCCACATCTCAAGAGAGCCGCCAGCCTTACTTATCAATGCTTCAGGTGAAAGGTTCTTTGTATGTTTGGCTTTCTGGTGATATGCCTTCTCGCCACCAAAGACCAAAGTATTGCGGCAAAGGTCACGATATGCACCGCTGAACACTTGAAACGCCCAAGACATATCAACCGAATTAAATACATCCATTCGGCAGTTAACCGAATCCGACGAATCCCCGACGGTAGTTTGTAGGTCGTTAAAGTGAATGGTTCGATGCGCCCGCAAGCCGTCATCATAAACCCTATCAACCACCTTTACGTCACTAATCGGTAAATCAGTATTTGCCAGCAATTCAGCCTGACGGCTAAAAAGCAGGTCATGCGGCACTAGGTTATAAGTCTTTCCAATTGGCCTAGTGTTCAGGATTGCACCCGTTGCGGTATTTTGTAGGGCTGAATAATCGGGCATACGTTCTGCCTTGCACAGAGAATAATCGTCATAGGCTTCTTCAGTGATGGCATCAATTGGCACCCGCCGGACTGAACCGCGATTGACGAACAAGTCAATATTGGACGGGTCGTTGTGTTCTACGGTAAAAGAGCCGCGTATATCTTCATTTGGTACTACGTCGAACATGGTTAATGTTCCTTTCGTTCTTGGTTAGCGGGACAACCCCGCCCAACTGTTATGCCACCCGCCGCCGAATCGGTCAATAAAAAAGATTAGGTAAAAAAAGATGGATGCCGCCCCGCGACTCGCGACACCCGCTGCTAATACCGCACCCAATCCCCCCGAACCACCAAGGATAATTGCAAGTAACATACTAGCCCCAAGAAAAAGTTTAGCGTGGTCAATTTGTCATGTTAGTGCGTCAGGAAAAGGATTTGTTTTTCCGGTGCAGACCAACACAAGGTACAGGTCGCGCAAGATTCCGCCTTGCCGGTTTGTTCAGGACAAACAATTGATTTGTTTTTAACTGGCTTGTATAGGTCGGCACTGTTCGCGCTGAATTGCCAAGTTGGTGCATTACTGAAACGGACGTTGAACCGGTCACCAAACCCGCCGCGAACCGCACGAAGGGCAAGCCCGATATCGCTGTTTGGTTCGTAACCGGTAAAGCCCCAGATAGCCAAGTTATCAAACTTGGATAGAAGATGCTGCCAGACTGCAACATAATCCACAGAATAAAAATCGCCCAAGACATGAAGCCGGACAATCACCCCTTTATAGGTGGCGCATAGTTCTTCTATCTCATTTTTTATTCGCTGTTCTAATTCGCTGCCATGCTGCAACCGGTGCGCGAACATCATGTTATTACCATAGCAATTATCCCAATGGTAACAAGAGCGGGGACAGGTGGCGCGTTCTTGCAAAGTTAGGGTATAAATCACATAACCCTTGAACTTGCCTTTTTTAATTACAGGCAATCTATCTTTCGAAAGCTTCCCATTTTTAGATTGCTTCAAGACCGAATGCGGATAATCAGATAATAGTTTAACTGATTTGGGATACATGGTCACGGCTGGTTTGTTTATATCTGCTTTTTTCATCGGTTCGGGTTCCTTTGTTGGTTTGTTGATTACCTACCATTAAGGATAATAACCGGCATGGTCAAGCCCTTTTATTTGCTGCCCCT